TACAGAACTCAAGGATTAATGGTAGAACTGCGTTAGGAAATGAAGCTGGATTAATGTATTCGCCATACTTTCGATAGGAGGTTAAGTCGTGGGTATTTTTAGTTCAATAGCAGGCGGAGGCAGGGCTGCATGGGCCACTATGGGGCCAGCTAGTCGTTCTCTTCTTAGAATGGGAGCTGCAGGGGCCGCTATTGGTGGGGCGGCTGGAGGGGTTTATGGTGCAGCGTCTGACCGTGGGAGTTTCTTTGGTGGAATGGCTAAGGGTGCTATGCTTGGTGCAGGATTAGGAATGGCTGGCGGTGGGGTCACTTCTCTTGTAAGAAACCCTGCTCTCCGTGGCTCTGGAGCTATGGGTTGGATGAGAGGCGCAGGCAAGCAGGCAATGGGTTGGGGAAAACAGTTTGGTTCTGGGATGACTCAGGGGTATAATACATTTAGAGTAATGAGAGGATTATGACAATAAAGGATCTTAATAGGTGTGATGGCGCCTGCATAAACTGTATTCGTAGATATGTAGCAAAGCATCGCCTTGCAAAGGGCGAGAGTTTTGATATTCCATGTTCTGGTATCCCACAAGAATATCTTCCTGACAATATTTTAGCTTCTGCTGGAGATGATCCAGAAGTAGCTATTTCTATGTTTGATCCTGTAACATGGGCACGGCGGTTTCTTGATTGGCACTGTTTAGATCCAGATGGTTCGATTTGGGAAAGAAAAGAACAAGATCACTCTCTTGGTAATCTACCTGCCTATAACGAGTATCAAGCCTCAATAGGTAAGTCTATTTTCCATCGTCCATACCAGGCAGAGATGCTTCGCTGTACGAGCCGCCGTAAGATTTTTAGAATTGGAAGGCAATCAGGGAAAACTGAGTGTTTATGCATAGCTATGCTGCATCGGATGTATACACACGAGAACTTTAATATCATCGTAATCGCGCCCTATCAATCCCAAATCGATCTTATCTTCAGTAGATTGGATATCCTTATCAGATCTAATCCAATGCTCTATAACTCAAGAGACAGATATGTTAAGGCTCCTAACTATACAATGCAACTTAAGAATGGGTCAGCTGTTAGAGGATTTACGGCAGGCACTCGTTCTGGCCAAGATGCTGGTGCTGCTAGAGGTCAGTCAGCTCAGATGCTAGTCTTTGACGAGGCGGACATGTTGTCCTCTGCAGACATTGATGCTTCTATCGCCATTATTACCAACTTCCCTGATGCAACAGTGTGGATGTCGTCCACACCTACAGGTCGAAGAGAGAAGTTCTACAAGATTTGCCACTTCAAGAACTATAGAGAGTTCCACTATTCTTCGTATGTTAACCCCAACTGGAATGCTGTCCTTGAGGCAGATTACAGAAATGCGCTAACCGAAGATGGGTATAAGCATGAGATTGAGGCTGAGTTCGGTGAGTTGGAAGAGGGCGTCTATCAGACGAAGTATGTAGAGATAGCACAGGCAGATTATGAGTATGCCAGTTGCAAACCTGAACCTAACTGGACCTACGCAATGGGTGTAGACTGGAATGATGCGCGTATTGGTATCTGCTTGGCTGTTGTCGGACTCAATGCTAGAGAGGGCACCTTCTATATTGTAGAACAGAAGGTTATCACTAGAGCATCATATACACAGCTTACAGGTATTGAAGCTGTCATTAATGCTAACCGTGCATGGAATCCATTTTCTATCTATGTTGATAGGGGATACGGCGCGACTCAAACAGAGGTTTTGAACATGTTTGGGCATAGCGCAAGAGGCGAGCATGGAAGCAATCAGGCAGACGGCCGCCTACCCACTATTCTAAAGGCCTATGATTTTGGTAGTTCTATCGAGACATATGATCCTTTTACAAAAGAACCTATGAAGAAATCGGCCAAGCCCTTCTTGGTTGAAAATTCAGTTAGACGATTTGAGCAATGCAGAATGAAGTATCCGCGTTCTGATGAAAAGTATACAGCAGCACTACAAGGGTATATTATTAAGCGTGTATCAACCTCAGGTCTTCCTGTTTATGAACAGCAGAATGAAGCAGCTGGTGATCACATGCTAGATGCGGTAAACTTAGCTCTAGTAGCATTTACTCTAGAAAAGACAGATCTTGGTAAACCTAAGTTTGACACAGGTATTGCCATTACTGGTAATCTGGGGCTTAATGAAGCAACAGAGGCCAATCGACCATTTCGCCCACAGTCTGATTTTGACGATCCAGAGAAGCATAAGCCAATGAGGGGCCGCGCGGATTTTACTAAACCAATAGAGAACCTACCTAGCGCAGGTCTCCCAGGAGCAAATACTGGACAAGGGGCCCAGTTAGGTCTCTGGAGTTTTCCAGGGTGGAGTAGAGATGATCCCCGTCCTCCGAGTAAGACGATCCATCAGATGATTCAACAGGCCCAACGCCGTGAGGCTGGGGGTAGACCAGCTAGGCCGACAAGGAAGAAGTTCTAATGGGAATAGCAATATACAGTGAACCAAAGCCAACTGCCGCGCTATCTAGTGACGATACCTTCTATCGTCCTTTTACAGTAAGTTTCAATGGGGAGCTTGGGGGTAATATTGTTCGGCGGCTCTATGTAAGAAATGATGATCCTACAAGATATTATGAGGATATTCAAATAGTGGCCGTTGATAGTGAGAGTCCATCCAGGGTCACTAATGCTAAATCTGGATGGAACTGGAAGATGGTAGAAAAGGATATCGCACCTGTTGAAGAAGAGTGGCCCGATGTAGCTGCAGGGAACACGTTGATCCTCAGCTCTGATTTGGGTAGCACTTCAATGGGAGATAGTGCTACTTATTTGTCTTTCTGGGTTAGGGTGGAAATCCCCCCGAACCAGCTGGTGGACAATATTAAGGATATCGTATTGCGCCTAACAGCAACTGAAATCTTGGTGGGCACCTAATGGGACGCAAGAAAGAAACAGATATAGCTCTACCTGGAGATGTGGGGAATGACTTCCAAGAGGAAGACTACATTCTAACCTATAAGCCTAAGATTGAATGGGTTCAGCCGCCGGATGAGTTCTTAGACGATGATAGGGTAATCGCGGAAGATACTACTCTTAATGATGCTCGCAACAGAGTGACCGCTCTCGTTAACGGATACAAGCGAGTTCAGGAGCTAACTGCTCTTGTGTCTCAAAGAGTAGACCAAAGAGTGAAGTCTTCTGGTGGATTAGATATAGTACTTGACTCCTCTGTAGACGCCTCGGCAATCGCAGCAATAAAGCGCAAGTTTCCGAGCAAGTCCTCGGATAAAATCACTTATGACATGTATAAAGAGGCTCTAAAGTGTATGGCAAAGCAGGCGCCGACTCCTCCACAGATTACCAGTGCTGATATAAAGGCAGCTAAGGCAGACCCATATACAACAAATCTGGGTGGTCTTGGTTCTCTGCCAGGTAGTTTACGAGCTGAGATTAACAATCCAGCAGCTATGAAGCCTGTTGATTTGAAAAAGTTTCAGGAGAACGCAGTTTTGGCTCTATTCAAGAAGATGGAGGGGCTAGTTACTGCAGCGGCTAAGGGTGAGGTTGCTACTCACGAGAAAACAAAGCCTCACTCATAGGAGTAGTTATGGCCGAAGTCATTGATCTTAGGACAGCAACTATAGATATCTCAAAGGTTGATCCTGAAAAGATTAATCTTGGCACAGATATGCAAGATTGCGCTATTATTGCTAGAACTTACGAGCGCGCCGCCCATGCTACCCCCACCGAAGCCGCTGTTTTCGCAACTCTTAATAGGCAACTGGAAAACAATCTATCTTTTAGTAAGGCTGCTGAGATAGCAATGAGTGGCTATTTGCGATCTCCAGAGGATTCTGCGAAAGCTTTCACTACTCAGGCTACGACTCTTTCTGCTGAGGCTGGTATTTCTCCAGGAGCAAGTAGTGGAGGAGCCTCTAGTCAGTTAGATACTTTCTTGCAAGGGCTAAAGCTTGGTTCCACAGATACATCTACCCTTGGAAGCACCTTTGGCAACACAATGATGGATGCAATCAAGAACTGTATTCCATGTGGTCTACGTCTTGAGGCCTTTCTAGAGTTAAATCCCTCTGCCGATCTACTAAGTGCTCTAGAGATGGACCTAAAAAACAAGCTTGATAGCTTGATGAGTGTCATAGATCTACTGAAGAACATTTCTTCCTACCAGAACATTTGCGATCTTATAGACATGTTGAGTTTTATGTGTCCAGCAGACCTGCAAAAGCTTATTGTAGCACTCATGGCACTCTTTTTATTGGATGTTCCAGAGCTAGATGGACTTATCGACATACTGGCTCAGTTGATTGCACCAATATTTGCACCTATATTTGTTGCAATCACATCTCTTCTGGATCAGTTTATTTCTCTAGTTACCAATCCTCTTGAATGTGTAGTAGATGCATTCGAACAGCAGATATCGGCATTAAACTTTGAGATTTCAGTAGATGGCTCAAAGATTAAAGTGCAGACAGGTGGCAAAGATGCTGTAGAAGATATTAAAGAAGAGCTGAAAGAGATGCGGAAAGAGATGAACGACTTCAGTTCTGGGGTAAAGGATAGCCTTAGTCAGCTTACTGAGTTAATCCAAGAGGCTATTTCTACTTTAAAGGCTCGTCTGGATTTCTATATTGCTGAAATTAAAGCAATGATGGCCGAGTTTGGCTTGGGTGACGGAAGCTATCTCAGGCTCTCTCTCCGTAAGTTAAACATCGTTCGCTTCATCTCTTTCATCGTGGCGATTGTTACAGCCCTGGCCACAGGGGACGCTGTATGCTCAGAGAATAAAACTCCAACTAACTCACAGATCGACTCTTTCTTTAATAATTTCCTTAATCCCAACTCTGCATTCAATATGTGGGTGGGAGATGATGGTGAGATCCACGTCGATGAGAAGACACTGGGCACAGATACCGCAATCTTGTCAAACAGTGGAAATGTGTTTCAATTTGAAGGGGATGACTTGTTAGACTCGTCTGTTTTACAGACTACGGAAAATATCAGAAAGGCGCTCGCAGAGCCTATCCAGATTGTAACTCCTTGCAGATTTAACACTTCAGCAAGTGAGGCAGATAAGGTTGTTCAGTGGATAGCAGAGCTTAACCAATCATAATGAGACTTTTTGGCTTTGAAATACGCAGGGCTCGTAATGTGGCCCAAGATAAAGTGCTTATCAATGCAGTAGAGCCTAGTCGCCCTGTATCTGAAATCCCTCCCATTAAGCCCACTGTCCTTAAATACGCACAGTCCTATGCTGGTGGTAGAGGAACCTTCTCCGCTCCAGAGTATGACCTAATAGAGATTGGTGTTATTGAGGATACAGATAGTTTTGTAAGCCAGGCCTTTAAGAAGAAGATGGGCCTGATGTTTAAGGAGGGTGTTGGATATTCTGGACCCAACAAAGAAACCCTAGAGTATATAAAAGTCCGCATGGCACAGATTGCTCGTGCTACAGGAACTCCGTCACTCGCTCTATTGAAGAGCGTAGCCCATAGTCTTATTAGAACCTCAAATGCGTTTTTAATCAAGGTCCGCGATCCAAAAGCTTCTGGTGGTCGTGTAAGAACAGATGCTAATGGTAAGCAGTACAAGCCTATTGCTGGCTATTTTACTGCTGCTCCAGAAACGATGTTTCCTGATCTGGATAAGGATAGTGGCAAGATAAGATCTTGGAGACAACAGCTACCCGATGGTCGCTACAAAGATTTCGCTACAGATAATGTTCTGCACTTCACCCTATACAAGAGAGAGGGTTTCCTATTTGGTATCCCTACGCTCGTTCCAGTCATCGATGATATTCGCGCTCTTCGACAGATTGAAGAGAATATCGAGATGCTGTTATACCAGCATCTCTTTCCCCTCTTCCAATATAAGGTAGGAACAGAAACTCATCCTGCTGGAATGACAGAGCGTGGAACACGAGAGGTTGATGAGGTTAAGCAACAGCTTCGTATCATGCCTCTTGAGGGTGGTATCGTTACTCCAGAGCGACATGAGATTACTGCTGTTGGAGCAGAGGGCCGAGCTATCCGTGCTGAGGGTTATTTAGATCACTTCAAGAAGCGTGTGTTTGCTGGTCTGGGTGTTTCTCAGGTAGACATGGGTGATGGTGACACAACCAACCGGGCGACCGCACAGACGATGTCGCGCGCTCTTGTTGATACTGTAAAGGAAATACAGGATTGCTTAGAGGTCCAGTGGGACCAGCTTGTTGTTGCTGAACTGTTGCTAGAATCAACCTTTGGCAAGTCTGTCCTAGAAGAGAAGAACCTTGTTCATCTTAAGTTTAAAGAAATAGATATTCAAAACAAGATGGAGCTTGAGAAGCATGCCGCAGAGATGTTTGAGGCTAATGCTATTACATGGGATGAGCTAAGGGCAGAGTTTGGTAAGGACCCAATCCAGGTTCCTGAAGATCCACACGATCAAGACCCAACCAAATATCCAGAGTGGCATAATACCTATTGGAAGTTGTTTGATGAGCCAAGCAAACTGATCCAGGCAGTAGATGAGCCATATAGCCTCGCTGCCCAGCAGGCGGCAGAGAGTAGATCTACGGCCCTCACTGGAGAGCAGGTTTCTAAGGCGCAGTCTGAGAAGGATAAGTCAACTGCTGTAGAGGCAGAAGAAGATCGCAAGACTAAGATTGCTGTAATGAAGGCTCGTCCAGCACCCAAGGTGGCAAAGAAAGATCACTATCTTGCTTCTGCATTTAGTCAGTTTGAGCAAGAAACAACTGAGCGTGTGTTGCGTGGATTCGAAGAGAGGCAAGTCTTCACTACCGATCTGCTTCTCTCTCATGCACGGACTTGGGCCGCCCATACCTCTAACAAACTAATCTCCCAAGCATCCGCTGAGTTAATTAAGGGATTTAATGATCAGACTGGAGTAAGAGCAGGGGAAGCTATTGAAATACTTTCAAATGCTCGCAAGGTAGTTGCTGATCGAATCAGCCGGGTTGTCGAAAGATTGGCAACCCAAACTATTCAACTAATTAGACGCCGCATTGACGCTGGAGCTGCAGGTGTTAAACTCCAGGAAGTGCAACGGTTTCTGACCGCTGAAACTCACATAGCCTTTGACGCAACAAAATACCGCGCTGATTTTATTTATGACGTAGAGATTCGCAAAGCATACAACTTCGGTCGCATTATAGGATTACGGTTTACAGAAGAGACGACAGTTGTTATTGAAGCCGAAAGAGATGCTTGTGATAGATGCAAGGCAGCCGCAAGTAGAATAATGGATGTGGCTTATTTAGATATAGGTAGTGTTGTTCCACTTCATCCAGGTTGCAAATGCACAATGAAGGTCATAAAGACTAAAAAATAGGAGCATAATACAAATGGCTAACTTTGTTCGATTCTTTGATAATATTGCGTTTACCCCACAGGTCTCTGATGAGGTCAAGGACTTCTTTCAGGCTCAGCCTACTACTGGTCCAGGTCTGAGAGTAACTATTGCTGCGACTCACTCTGGTAGGGTAACTCGTAATAACAGTTTTTATCTTCCAGATCGAATGAGAGCAAGTACTGCCTCTTGGACTGAGCAATACCCAAAACCTATCCTGGTCCATCACGACGATCATGAAGACGCTATTGGCAGAGTTTGTGACTCCCGATATGTAGATATATCAAATGGATTTCGTGATTCCTATAATGGGAAGGTGGCGGATGAGGTAAAGGTTATCAGCGATAGTCTGCTAGATGCCTTCGTTGATGGTAAGTTAACTCGTAAGGAGTCTATTAATGTAGCATGTGATCACTTTATTAATGACGCCCTCGCGGATGATCCTAACTATCCAGGACTTGGATATATTGAGATTGTTGTAGACATCACAGACCCCGATGCTATCCAGAAGATTCTTGATGGGCGCTATATGACAGGATCTGTTGGTGCTTCAACTGATAGTGCTGTTTGCTCTCTTTGTAAGCAGGATTGGGCAGGAGAAGAGGGGCCATGTGAGCATCGCCCTGGTAGATCGTATGATGAGTTCGATGGCAAGAAGTGTGTGCTAATCGCCGGCCAGTTTGTTTATGACGAATATTCATTTGTTAATAAGCCCGCAGACACACTATCTCGAGTAATAGGAATCAATCGCGATGGAGTTATGGATTATGTTGAGCTGGATGCTGACGAAAGTAAGCCACGCGAAGCAATTTTGATTTGCGATAGTTTTTCCGAGGAGGAGAAGTCAATGTTGGTAATCACATTAGAGGACGCAGTTTCTCTGCTTCAAAAGAGAAATGATAAGCTAGAAGATCCTGAGGCCAAGATTATGGCTCAGAAGGTTCTCGATCATGTCCAGGCACAAAATATTCTCTTGGACAAGGAAGCAGATGGAGAGAATGTATTCTTCTCTACTGCTGATGAACTATTCAAGGAGACTCCTCCAGTAGTCGAATCTGATCTTGTAAAAGACTTCTTTGGCGACTCCTATGCTGAAATAGTTGGCGAGGACGAGGTAGAGGGAAGGCAATATGCTGAATACCTATTTGGTGTAGTTGAAGATGCCACCACTGATGAAGAGCGCGCCATTCTTTCTGAAATGGTACTAGATGCCAAGCTTTCATCCGAGAAGCGTAAGGCTCTTTCTGGTTCTACATTCTGTGGCCCTGATAGAAGCTTCCCGGTTCCAGACTGTGCTCACTACACCGCTGCTAAGCGCCTTATAGGACGATATAAGGGCGAGGGCGATAAGAGTCGCATCCTTGCTTGTGTAGAGCGCAAGGGCAAGAGACTTGGCTGTGGGAGCGAATCTAAGAATGATGAAGTTGACCCTGGTCAGTTTAACCTGGATTATTTTGATGCCTATGTGGATGACGAGCTGGTTCAGATGTTAGCTGGTCTTCGCAGTGCTATGACTGAGCGGGGAACAGATGTTAAGGAAGAGGTAGTAACTGACGCTGAGACTGAGGCTAAACTCGCCGATGCTCAAAAGCAGATTGCTGATCTTCAGTCTGACATCGAAAATCTGAACGATTCGCTTGCTTCTTCTGTAGAGGACCTGAAGAATCAGAAGCTTGCAAGAATTATGGATTATCGCAAGTTATCTGGTGAGACAGTAGAAGCCGCCGTATTCACTGATGAATTTAGTGCTAAGACACTAGATGAATGCGAAGTAATCTTGAAAGATTACACCGACAAGGTTGACTGTCTTGAAATTAGTGCGAAAATCAAATCTGGTCTGGTGGGAAGTGTAGATGCGGTTATTGATGACCCAACACTAGTTATCAATAACACCGGTGGGCCAACTGGTGAAACAAAGAAATACGACATCAATATGGTTAGAAATGTTCGAGACAAGTATATTGAAGAAAGATTTCGTTCAGTGGATCGAGCAGAACAGTTTCTAGCACACGCAAAGAACCAAGGTTGGATTCCACGAGACAACCCTTTTAATGCAATTCAGGATGATAAGTCCTAACAGGAGGAACCTAGATGACTTTTAATTCAGCAGGTCAGTACTCTGGCAATCACAAGCCATGGGATCATGTCGGAAACGCAATTCCGGAT